TACCAAAGGTTGCCATCCAAGTCGAAGACCGGCACCGTGCGATTCGCAGGCAGGATCAGCAACTGAACGGGAAAGACCGGGGGCTTCCAGATATAGGCATTCCCGTGGGTGATCTCCCAATCGATGATGGCTTTCTTAAACTGGAAAGGCGTCCAACCCCACTGATTTGGACTCACCTGCAATAAATATGCCATGTTATAGAGATTGCCATCTGGTGCCACTTTTGCGATCTGTTCACCATTTTGTGTAAATTGCTGAAAGGGCATCTTTGCCACGTCATCGGTGATGATATTCTTGCCACGATAGAACGTGGCAATCGACATGGAATTTTCGAGCGTGACACGTTCCCCCGCGATCGTTTGCTGACCATAACGCGATGGATAATCGGGACGCGGACTGTTCTGCGAATCGAGCGCGGGTTTGGAATTGTTCTTCAGTAGATCACTCAATAATGGCATCGGCTTCCTTCTTTCCGACAAGTACGCCAAAGGCGATCAATGCGATCCCAGCTGCGATCAATGCTGCGGGGATACTCAAAAGAGCTACGCCTGTCACCACACTGGCACAGCCCAGAATCAACAATCGATCTGAGAGATCCATCTTTTTCATGTTGCATACACCGGGAAGATCGTGACTAGTGGACCAGATGCCACACGCAACCGTTCGATATGTGGTAAAAGATTCTTGCCATCTTCGCGCCACGGCCGCAGATGATGATCCAGCGGATAATGATGAGTAGGCACGTCCCGATCGCTGGGGTGACAATATTTCACCGGTCCCTGGTAGCAATCCATGCCGCATAAGATAACCGGATCACAGCCCAGCCATAAAGCGAACCAGGCCGCTGTATTGGAACTGTAAAAGCCGGTCCAGATTTCCACATCGAAGATCACATCGGACGACGGATCAGAACTGACCCGCGCTGCGCCGGTGTTTTGCACGCGATCCAATAACAACGGGTCGGATTCGGGCTGATCGTTGTAGACCATGAAGTGCGGGCGGCAATGATAAAAGGCGTGATAGTTCACCGCGATCAACAAACAATCCGCGGGGAGTTTCTGTAGATCTGCCACCAGACTGGGACCACCACCCAGCACAGCTGCGGGGCGTCCTGAATACTTATCCTGCATGGTGGAGAGTAAACGTTTTTTCATGGAGTTATTTTGAGTTGATAGTCAAGACTTTGAGCGCCTGGGTAAGCTCTTTGATCGCATCCACCAGGGAGTCACCCTGCGGTTGCTCGAATGCTTTCTCCAACTTCGCCTTCACCTGATTTGTCACGCGTAGCCCCACAAAACGGGATGTGCCGCTGCCAGTATTGGAACTGACCCGCCCCCAGACGATGCCATTCTTTTCAGGATAGACTTCATACACCGTAAAGGGCACACCGCGCGTATAGACTCCTACGCGGTTTGTCGCAACCTGAGTATCCATTTGCGAACGGATATTGAGATCAATCAATGCGGTGTAATCACCAGGGACCATTTGTTCGTCCATTGAAACTCCTTATTTGGGGGCAAAGATAACTTGCAGCAGATGCCCGATCTGCGGGATGCTATAAAACACAATAGCGGTAACGACCACGATCAACACTTTATTACGTACATCGATCCAATCGATCTGCTTGCGCTTTTGCTCAGACTGTTCGCGTTGGGTGATCACATCCAGCGCCACCGAGCGGATTTTTTCGGAGGTATCGCCATTCGATATCTTGGCGACCTTTTTCTCCTCCAATTGCTTGGTAAAGTTTTGTACCTGCCGCTCAAGAATTTCGATCTCTTCCTGATAGCGTTTGTCGCGGGTCTCTTTGAGACCCATAATCAGGTTGTTGATCGAGACCTGCAAATCCAACATGGTGCGCTGGGTATTGCTCAGGTTGTTGTTAATCGCGCGCGATTGCGCCATCAAGGCACCATTCATTTCGGTGAGCAATGAGTAGATCATTTCGCCATATTCGCGCGGCATCTGTTTTATTTCAGGCATTATCTTTGCTCGTCATATCAGAAAATTCATTGCCGATCACTTCAACTAATTTCACGTTCAACATCCATAGATCATGAAAATAAGCTGCGGTTGTAAAGGCATCTGCCAGGTCTCGTGCAAATTGCGAACTCTCAAGGATCGGCGGGATTGGCTCCGCAAATGTGATTGTGGGCACCATCCAATCACCCAGCGCGTCCTGCATCTGCGTCACGACGATGATGTATGGTCTTCGTGACGGCGTCTTGAAGCGGACTGTGATAATGCGCTTGCGAGTTCTATTGTGAGCACGAGTGGACACTAAGTTTCCTTCGTTGGAAAAACAAACAAAAACGCCCGACAATTCCATAAAGGAATTGTCGGGCGTTCATCTTTCGATCTACTGACTCGACGGCGCCCACACCAAGAGCGGGCAATCAATTGTGAATTGATAATAGCATATCCAAGACGAAAATACAAGATGTATTTGGTTACAAATTAGCCAGGCGACAAACTTCCTGAATCGGTGAAAGCCCAATGTTGGCGGAAGATCAGATCGCCGATATATTTGCGTCCAAAGAAACCATGCGCTTTCAGTACCAATGTTCGTGCACGCGCTTCCACCAATAAAAGTTCGCGCATGCGGATCATGCCATTTTCTGGTAGGTTCTGTTCAACCCAAATCATCCAACGCTGGTCCATTTGGCTGATGGCATAAACTGCATTACGGAAGCGCCGCAAATAATCAAAACGTAGTTCAAGCGCAGACTCTCCCATTGCTTGCATGTAGGTTCGTTCTTTTGCATTCAGTCGATAACTCTTCATGCTACATACCCCACGAATCGTCGAGGATGGAGCTTAAATCTCCATCCTTCAACGACTGATAACGCACCAACGCCGTCAGGATACAGGCAAGCGGATCAATGCGGCGTGTGTCACCGGCTTTCTTTTTCGAGAGCATAATGTTTTCCTTGGTATCTACGATCTGCATGGCATTGCCCACGGACCATTTCAACAACGGTGAACCATCATGGATCAATTTTCCTGCCGCGACTTTTTCACGGAACATCTTGGTGGGTTCGCTCAGGACCTTCATCCATTGCGCGATTTCAACGGTGATATAGCCCATCTCTGCCATCTCGATGGCAAAGTGCGTGGCATTGTAAGGGTCATAACAAAGCTCATGAGTTTTCCAACCATATTCTTTTTCGGCTGTGATGATATTATCCTGCACTCTTCTGTAGTCAGTCACGTCACCATCGGTGATGGTGAGCCAGCCTTCTTTCGCCCACACGCTATAAGGGATCTTATCCAGCTGCTCGTGGCGGGTAACTGCTGCTTCAGGGATATAACCGTGGGCAGTCACCGCGATGACATCATCCTCGAGCAGGAAGACATTGCCCGAGGATGTTAGATCAATCTTTTTCGATAGATCGAGCCCGCTCAGGGTGAGCTTGTCGCGTGTTAATTCCAGGAAACGTTCACGACTCACCGCGCACTGATCCCATTTCGAAGGGCTTTGTCCAGGCTCGGGGATTAGATATTGTCCCATGTAGCTGTTCTCATTGCCGTGCACCCAGATATTCAACTTCTTCACACGAAATGTACGGATCTTCGCCGGGTCCTTGGACTCAAAGGCTTCATCGTGCGCGTCTTTGAATTCCTGCGCGGTGATCGGGTCTGACATCAGCAACGGGTTGGACTTCGCCCAGTTCTTCGGGTCGTGTTCGTCGTCGCCTTCATCCAGCTCACGGATCATCACAAAGTAATGATCATTCTGCACCTGTCCGTTTAAGATCAGTTTGCAATATTCGTATTCCTTATGACAAGGACTCTCCACGTCCATGCCTGCGGTAGTGATGGTGTAGAGCAACGGCTGCTGTCGTTGTCCCTGGGCAGAGGATAGCAAATCATACAGCTCGGATGTGGAATGAGCGTGGTACTCATCTACAAAAGCACAACTTGGGTTGAACGCATCTTTGTTCTTGACTTCTCCACTGAACGCCACCATGATGCCGCCGCGTGAGCGATGATTGATCTCATACTTGCCGATCTTCAACCGGGATCGGATATCACGACTCTTTTCTGCCATCTCTTTGGCAGAGCTATACAAGACCCTTGCCTGCATGCGGTCCACAGCTGCACAATAGACTTCGGGGCTGGCTTCCATGTCGCCAACCATGAAATACAGCTCGATCACCGATCCGCGCGTAGTCTTGGAATTCTTACGTGCCTCGGTAGAAAATGCCTTACGAAAACGACGGACGCCCACCATGCGG